TGGGTGGACATGGGTGCAAATTAGTTCATGCGTTGATGTTTCTTACGGTTGACGCGGGGGTAAGATATCTCTGCATTCTGGTATGTTGGTAGAACTGTGCCACCTTTGAGACCTGTGTTAACAACACCAGCTTTTCCGCGTTGCCCTTGTTTACGGGGTCCTTTCTTGGCTGATTGTTTAACGTTAACTTTGCTCACGAGCTTGGCAAGTTGATTGATGTCTATACCTTTTGTAACCGCTTGTTTCTTTCGAGGGGCTGCAGCCTGCTGTTGTTTGCGCGGTGGGGCAACCCAATCTTTAGCTTTCTTCATAGCAGAATCCTGTTGTTTCTTCTTACCGAATATATCTTTAAGCCAACTTACCGCAGTTGGTAGAAATTTAAGAGCGACGCTAGCGACGCTTGCTAAGTCATTAGCGGAAGCTGGTAAAGAGTCAGGTCTTGCATGGTGAATGCCAATCGCCATGTCGATCGCGCTACGATCGGGTAAAGGTAAAGATTTCTGGAAAGGGAGCAAAGAACTATGTGCATAGGGTTGTGCTTCGCAGCCGACATAAGATTTGATGGTGATGTAGGGGCCTCCAGTGAGAGCACCAGAGGGTTGAGATGGTACAGTCAAACCGTCAAATAATGTGTAAGTCCAATCGAGATTATTCCAAGGTGTATCAGAACTGAAAGGATAGATTGAAGCATCAGTGGTTGCGAAGTCACTGTAAAGGGGGCAATAAAAGTAATCTCCGACAATAGTAGAGTAATAAGCGAGGTAACAGATGGTGAGACCTGGTACTTTGGCATCCTCACTAACTTGACCTGATGGTTGGGTGTTTGGTTGCCACAACAGGACATCATCGACCTGTTGGTGGACTACAAAAGCACCCTCAGTAGCGGGCCTGGTGTTGCCTTTTGGAGAGGATGTTAGTACGTCGCTCATGGTTTCTGGTAAAACACCGGACATTGCAAACATATTAGTGTTACCTAATTTGCTGACTGATCCAGTGCCTGAACCTACTTTTATGTACTGGAAATTAAAGTTGTATTGAGAAGCCGCGAGTCTAGCCGCCTGAGTTCTATAACTTGGATTGTTAAAGTTACTTTTGCGCACGTTAAGGACTTCATACCCTTCTTCTTCTTGCTTGGAAACGTTGGAGCTAGCCAGACGATTCAGATGGGAGTTGAAGATTTTAGCGTACTTTGATTCCGGGCCCAGTGCTTGAATAGTTGCCTCGTGGAAGCTAAGTAATGAAGCATCACTAGCAGTTGAGGAAAATATTTGAGAAGAGCTCACGATGATGTTTGGTTTGAATTTAGCGCAAGTAACTGTACCTTGGTTATTGAACCCAGTAGCATTCAAGTAGTATGTCTCTGATTTATAGGTAGTCCTAAAATCTCCAATGTCATTAGCCCAGTTCTGAAAGTTGTAACCAGAATTAAGGGTGGCAGGAGGGGCACTCTGGGTGAGAGCTGGTGTTATAGTAATCTGGGGTTGAACCCAAGAGTTGTTAACCCAGAAAAATACATAGGTGGATGCTCGCATGCCAGAGCCGGACATGAAGAGGACTCGGCCAGGATTAAGGACAGTTGATGCTGTGTCCTTAAATACAATCGGAACATTAGTTTCACCCTTGCATTCCAGCAGTACGACGTTGGGTGCTGATCTGTCGGGGGTGCCATAATATTCGTTGTTACTGTCGCTCAATGTTGGAGGATGGGTGACTTTGCGGACATATTTAGCTCCGGCCACTGTCAGTGTTTCAATGCCAGGGATGATGGTGGTGGAATTTTCGGACATGATGGCTAAGTTGAAATGATTAAGGGGTTGGATTAAGTTGGTGTGTTTAATTTGGTTGATTAATAACAATATGTACAATACGTCGTAGGTAGAAGAGACGTTTAGGGTAAAAGCTCTTGTTTAGTAACAGTTGTTAAGTCACTAAACTTGGCATTCAAAGAGTTGTGCAAAAATTGAAATAAGATATCAACTTTATCAGCAGATAGAGTCGGGTAGAACTCAGTGAGTGCTAACGCACCTAATCTTGCTTCCCTATTTGTTTTAACAGTTGATAGTCTACACCTTAATGATTGTAGTGCTTCGTAAAAGTGTTTCTGGTCTCGGTAATCTTTGCCGAGAAACTTCGCAGCATATCTGACGACATCGGGATATAGACCATTTTCAGTGCAAACCCATCCAGCGAACTCACCAGATTTGAATTGGTGCAGCTTGGTCTTATGTCCACAATGACTGAGGACTCTTTGCATTTTGTCAGAATACTTTGAGCTAACACATTTGATTGCACTATCATCACCTTTCCACAAAGACAGGATCGGTTGATCAATGTCTAAAATGGTCATAGTGAGTGCCATGTTCATTAGGGTGTTCTCACAAATAGTGAAAGGATTGCCTGAAAATTGCTTGCTATTTCCTTTGAGCTTCGTCTTGCCATGTTTATTATGATATACCATGACCCAGTCTTGTCTGAATTTGAAAAACCAGTCCGCTAGTAGTTTGTTGCAACCAGCGGCAGTCATCAATTCCCACATTATCTCGGTAAATAGCTTGTTGTATCTACTGTCCCATTCACTGTAGTCATTGCAAGTCCAATCGTAACTCTTTTCTTGTTCAGTCCATTGAGCAGAGAATCGTTTGTAAGTAAGATCAAGTCCTTCGTCGGAATCATGTGTAGCCAAGATTATGTTCTGACCTTTAAGGTTGGCAAACTTCCGAACATGTGTCAGTATATATCGAGCATAACACGAAAATATAATGTTGACTTTCTTCGACAT